GGCGGCTGGCCTGGCCGCGTCTTTGAGACAGAGTATTACAGGAACGAGGAAGACGCGCTCGCCCGGAAGGAGCAGTTGCTTACGCGGCCGTGCCCCGTGAGCGAAGGGAACACTTGGGGAGACGAGGGAGGCATCATCGTTTATTGCGAGCAGGTCGCTTGCTTCAGCAGGCCCAACGAGAAAACAATAACCATTACACTAAGCGTGCGAGACTTTTGCCGGTGTGTTGGAAGACTACCGGAGAACGAGCAAGAGTTTGACCGGTGGGCGCGACATTATGAAAACTATGCGCTGGAACCTATTGTTGCTTGGGACGAACTATTTGAGAACGATGACGAAAAGTGAATAAAAAGCGGTTGAGGTTGATGATGAAACATTTATTTTACAACCAATAGAGAGACCCTGGTGGGGGGTATGAGCGGGCGAGAACCCGAGGTTGGATGGAGGGCATTTTATTATGAGGCGAATAGAAAGAATAAACGCTTCATAGAACGAGGCGAATAGGCCACGGAGGTTCAGTATGAGCGGAAAGAAGGTCGAGGTTAGAAAGAAATAAATAGGTTAGGAAAGGGTTAGGAAGAGGTTAGAAAAGCCTATGAGGAGTTTATGAATAACACTTACAAAGCCTACGGGGAACCTGCGACTACGACGCTGGTGGCCCCGGACAGACAATAAGTTATTGCTGCGCTGCAACATAAGGCAGCATAGAACGGCCACCACGGCCACTTTACAACGGACCCGGCGGTTAGTCAGGCCCCCCAAGGAAGCATAGTTTTTTAGTATTCATACCTATGCTTGGCCGGTTTTTATGAGTGACCGGAACTCCTTTGCCTTGGGGGACGCTTACATAACCGCCGGGTCTTTGTTTGCGTTGCAGGCAATAGGGCATAGCAGGCATAGCAGGCAATACAAATAAAACAAATAAAATAAAACAATAGGGTTGGTTGGCTTTGAGGGCTGGCTGGCCCTTTTCGCTTTGTGGCCTATGAGGGCCTGTGATGCCCTTGTGAGCCGTCCTATGGCTTTATGGGTATGCTGGCCTACCAAGGGCCTATGAGTGCGTGAGAGGGCCTATTAGCCCTATGAATAAAGTATCAATAGAAACAAAGACAAATAAAGACTTGACCTGTGGAAAGGTTGTCCCCAAAAATAAAGACAATAAAAGGCTTGACTTTGCCGTGAAGTTGTTTTTTACGAAAGCCGACTGGTGGCTGTTCGAGTTTAGGTTTGGGTAAGGGGGGGGTAAGCTTTTTTTATCAACAGGGGATAGTTACCAACAGGGGGGAATACCAAGGGTTGGAAGGGAACTATGGTTTGCTATGGATAACAATAGCCTATTGACTATTGTTAACAGAAAACAAAAAGGTAATGTGGCTTACGGAATAACGCTTGCTAACAGACTATTTAGTAAGATAGCATACAGACTTCTAATGTGCTATTTGGTAATATGGCTTACAAATAAAACAGACCCTTTACTTGACTTTTGTTTTATGTATTTTAAGGCATGCCCCCAAACTTCTATTTTTTTTTAGGATAGTAAAACACAATGACGACAGACAACCCGATATTCCCTTGCAACCAATGTGGCGCTTGTTGCCGTGCCGCTAACCCTTTCACAGGCAGAGGGAGGTGCCCTGAGCTAGGGGAAGACAACCTCTGTAAAATATACGAGACTAGACCAGACATCTGTAGGGTGGAAAAGGTGTGGATGAAATACGGGCTGTCATGGGAGGAATACGAAAAAATGGCGCTGGAAGCTTGTGCTCTACTTGACACAATGTTTTAAGAAACGAGACCCAAGACCTGCAAGGCACCTCGGGCTCATCTTTGTGCCTGACCCGCAACAACGGATACCAATGTGGCCCAATGAAGTTCGATAATATAACTTAACTTAGGAGATAAATAATGCCTATTACCCTATCCGGTATTAGTAATGATATTCTCTCCACCACCATCTATGAAATAAGAGATGAGGTTGCGGAGGGTCTTTTTGAGACGACCCCCTTCCTATCAATGTCTAGGAAGTTGGGTAAAATAAAGTCTTTCTCAGGTGGCTATAAACTAGTCGTTCCTGTTGAGACGAAAGTGCATAGTCAGGTCACTGTATTAGACAGTGGCTGGGAAGCCTTGGACCTTAGTGTGCAAGACTTCACGGAGCAGGCGGAATACGACTGGACGCGTATTGCTATTCCTGTTCTCATTTCAGGTAGAGAAGAAGCAGAAAACAGCGGTGACCGTGCGGTCATCGACCTTGCCGAGGCCCGCTTTAAGAACGCCATGAGTGCTCTTATGCGTCAGGTCAATACGCAGATAGTGAAGGGTGGAACTACTTTCCCCACGCTTGGCTCGCTGAACGGCAACGCTAGCTCCACAACGGTGGCGGCTTCTGGTAGAACTGATGGCCTCTTGGAAGCCATTGACCCTACTGCTGCGGCAACCAACACCATGGGTGGTCTTACTCGTGGTCTCATCCCTGGTCTTAGAAACCAGTGGGAGAGTGCTGGTGGAACGCTGGCGATGGCTGACCTCTATGAGGTTGAGGCCAAAGCTTCTACGCTTCTTCCTGCGGGTGGCGACGGTGGTCGTTTCCACCTGACGCTTGCTTCGCCAAACGCCTATGTCGCGTATCGCAACCTTCTCTTTGATAAGGAGCGCTATGTCGACGCCAAGACGCTTGACGGAAATGGTGTCGCATCTCTCGCGTTCTCTTCGGGCATCATTGCCCCTGAGCGTGCGGCAGATGTGAGTGCTGCTGGAGACGGCAGAAACTCTTTTATGATGCTTAACCTTGATGGTGTTCAGCTCCATGTCCATAACGGGGCGGACTTCTCCTTCAGTGGGTTTGAGAACATCAGCGGCTATGATGGTAGATATGGCCGTATTCTATTCATGGGTGGCTTGACCGCGAACCATATTGGTTCGTCTGCTCTCGTCACTAATGCGGAGGCATAAACTATGGCTACTAACGATATTGTTCAGTATCTTTCTGCTGCGAACTCAGCGAAAGCCGCGTCTAACCGGCGTGTGACCGAGACCTTCTACGCAGACGGCGCTATTGCTATCGGCAACTGTGTCGCCTTCGAACTCACTGAGACTGGCGCTGACCGCGTCCTTCATGTTGTTGCCGCTGATACCGGTGCGGCTGCTACCCAGCAGGCCATTGGTATTATGATAGCACATGACGGAACAGGCACGGGGGCTGTTGATGGCGACCGTGTAACGGTTGTTGTCAAGGGCTACGCCGAAAGTGCGACGGTCGCCACGGACATTGTCCAGGGCGCTGTTATCACCTCTGGCGGCACAGCCGGCACTGCTTCTCTCTACGACGCTGACGCAACGGATGCGAACTACCTTCCGTTTGCCCAGGCGCTTGAGGATGACACTGCTGGTGTAGCTGATGTCTGGGTTTTCGGGCTGTTTAGCTAACGATGGCTATCACTGTTACCAACCAGGCCAACCCTTTGGGGGCGCGTTTAGTCCAAGACACGAACGCGAACTCCACTGCGGCGGACAACACGACGGGAGCCTCTGGCACCTTGTATTTTGTTGAGGTTGATAATACCGGTAACAGCGGGGCTGTCTATTTAAAAATAGCAGACACCACTAACGCCACGGGAGGAACCACAGCAGCCGAAGTATGTTTGGCTTGCGATGGTTCTATTGTTTCACAATATGTGTTTCCCCGAGGTATTAGTTTTGGAAGTGGCTTCAGTCATTGGTGTGTAACAGCACCAGCCGAAGCCTCTACCGCTAACCCCGGTTCTGCCGTTACGGTTAGATACATCACAAGCTAAACAAATAAGACATAATGCCCCGTCTAGGTTTCGACTTAGGCGGGGCTCTTTTTTATTAAATGACATTTCGTTTTAGACATAGGGAGAATACCGACGATGCCTAACCTCAGCCAGCTAAGAGGCCGGATACTAAACCAAATAGACTACACACCCACACCCAGCCAACAAATAAATAGCTACCTAAACTCGGTTATCAACGAAGCCTACAAGGAGATATGGTGTGACCGACCTTACACATTTAACATCAAAGAACAAGACATTAGGGTATGGCCCGACTTCTCTTCCAGCGATATTGCTTTTAGTTCTGCCTCTACAAATGTCCTTACATTTACTTTTGATAGTGACTTGGCTACATTTGTTTCCCGCCCTTACGAGACTGCCGACCCCCATGTAAATGAAAAGTTTGTGGGAGCAATACTACAAGACGACCACGGTGTATCTTATACCATCACAAACTTTACTGCCTCCTCTGGTGTCGTCATCAAACTAGATAGAAAATACGAAGGCAATACCCATAGCACAGATGACTATAAAATATACCATCGCTGGGCTTTCTTGCCGCAAGACCTCATTGAGGTAATGGATGTATCCTTTCCCAACTACCCTATTGACGCGTCAAGGCGTGGAAAGATAGTGCCCATCCCCAGGAGGATAGATGTAAATGTCGACCTCAACCAAACAAGCACTGGTTCGAACAAGCCTACTTATTATGTCCCTTATTCCCAAACTCACCTTGACCCTGTTAGTAACACTCTATCTATTGCTGCTACTGGTGCTTCTTCTGGCCTTGCTGCGGATACTTACTATTTTGCATACTCAGTAGTCAATGCCGAAAATGTGGAGAGTGGCCTTTGCGATGTAGGCAAAGTGACCGTCACCAACGAAGACCTCATCTCAGTGACTTTCACTAGTGTGCCGGCTGCTGCTGATGAGACTATGAAGCTTCGCTATAAAGTTTATTACGGACACAAAAGAGAAAACCAAGATACATACACCTTCTATCATTGGGAAACACTCAACGCTATCAAAGATGGAACTGGTTTCCCAACAACTGCTACCTTCTCCCCTACCATCCTGGCCGATGTGAAGAGGGGAGAATACGAACACAAGCGTTTTGCTGAGAGTGTCAATGATAAGAAAATAAGGTTTTACCCAAGACCCCAAGGTGTAGATAAAACCATTACCGTTGGAGATGCGAACTTTACCACCTCAAAGCAAACCTTCTGGCACCTGAGATACCTCTATAAACCTTACGAGTTGGTTGATGACTTTGATGTTCCAGCTATTCCCACTGCTTTTCATAACCTTATTGTTGAGAGGGCGCTTATTGATATTCACTCTAAGTATGGAAACGAACAGGCTTCTCTGGTAAGCGATAAGAAATACTACAAAAGAAAAAAAGTATTTGATGCGCGCTATGCTACTGAGAGAGACATTACCCTTCAGCGCTCGCGCAGCATGCAAGTCGGCGGAGGTATGGGTTCTCGTAGGTGGTTTGTTCCTACGGTCACCTATACAGGATAAGGAAAACTAAATGTCGGAGGAACAAAAAATAGCCTTTGTTTCAGGGCTAGATAAAACACCATACGCTCTGGGTGCCGATGATATCAAAAACCTGCGTTATGACGACACACGCTATTGTTGGTCTAATGATAGGTCCTATGTAGATATCCAGCACCCCGATACAGCCGCTGGTTCTGGTATTAGTTCATTGGCGGATAATGTCGTTGAGAGCATACACTCCCACAATAGGCACAAGTCCTCTCTCAATGTCCTCCTCTATGAAGACGCAGGGACTAGCACAGCATCTCTCAAAAGTTTAGAAGGAAATAAAAGATACACCCTTGCTACTGGACGGCCTATCGCAACAGGAAACACTCCATCCACTCAGTATGTTACCATTGGTAAATACACCTTCATCTTTAAAGAAGGCTGCGAACCTTTGCTCTACTATGGAAATGGCGCAGTGAGAACAGCCTTCTTTCACGGAAGACCAAACTCACCAGGCGTTCATCCTGGGTTTGGTAGGAAAGCAGGGGCTTTTGGCGATGCTGCCTTGGGCGACCTAGACAGAACACAAACGACTGCCGGCGGTGGTAATGTAGTTTTTGATAGTGGAACTGGTATCGGTATGGCTGTATCCCCAGACTTATCCGTAGGAGTTTATGACGGCACAGGAACTTCGGACTATTCCATAGCGACCTACAACTCATACCAATACAGGATATCTTTCATCTCTGATACAGGAGCAGAGAGCCCCTTGTCTGTGTTATCACAGCAATGCACATGGTCCATAAAAGGGGGTGAGAAGCAAGACGCCAACAACCTAGTGTATCGCTTCGGGGTCCATCTCAAAAACCTCCCCAAAGGCCCACCAGGCACCATGAAGCGTAGGCTCTATCGCACTAAGAACCAGAGAGAAGGACTGACTGGTTCGGGCAGCAAGACATATTTCCTAACAGACATCTCAGATAATACAACAACCAGTTTCCTAGACATTATCCCAGATGCTAGTTTGGGTTCGGCTCAACCCTCTCGCTTAGACAGTCAGCCTTTCCCCACTAACATTACATTAGGCGCTGCCTTTAGAAACCACCTTATTGTCTCAGGTTCCTCTGAGAACCCTAATGTGCTCTATTATTCCAGGGGAAGCTTCCCAGAACAGTTTCCGGTGCTAAACACATTAGATGTAGGAGGCGCCGCAGGAGGGGCCATTACGGCGCTTCACGCTAGCAATAATGTTTGCTATGTGTTCCGTGAGAGAGCAATAGAGATGTTAGTGCCTAATGAGAGTTTGGAGTATCCATTTAGAATAATGCCTCTTAGTTCTACGGTAGGCACCTATTCACCAGATAGTATTGTAGATGTCCCGGGTGTTGGAACTGTGTTCTTAGGACACGACAAGATGTTTTATAAACTATCTCGTGCGCCTGATGGTGTCTCTTCTTCGCAGGTCTTGGAACCTCTATCAGGTAAGATACTGGAACTAACCAACCGCATTAGCACAAACCATCTGGCTCGCTGTCATGGGGTTTATTCCAATAGAGACCGCGAGTATTGGGTCTCTTGTCCTGTGGATGGTAGCCCATACGCTACACTAGGTTTCGTATTCCACACCACAACTAAACAATGGTCTATGAGAAAGAATATTCCAGCAGGATGTTTCACTTATCTCCCAGAAGGGTGGGTTGCCTTTGGGTCCAACTCACTAACCAGCGACCTACCAGTCATCGATGGAACCGCTTATCCAATACAGAACATGGGGGTAATGGTTTGGTGTGGAGCAGAAGGTAATGGTTATGTGTCCGCAGACGACGGAGGACAGGATGTTAGAGCCGCCACGACCGGTTGTAATGACTTTGTTTATGAAACAACCTGGATGAACCTGGGAGACCCACAGGCTATCAAGACAGTAAAGTCTATTACCCTCTATACCTACAAGCAGGTATCCGGTGAGAACACACTACGCTGTGGTAT